CGAGGCCTTGGCCTTTTTCGCGGGGTAGATACAACATTTCGGATCTCCTTATAAATGGAAAAGTGCTGAATGATGATCGTGCGGACTGGCGCGAGGCCTGGGCCTTGTTTCCAGGCGATGTGGCCTATGTTTGGCACGGGGCGTTGCATGCCACCACTGTTGCAGACAGCCTTGAAGTCTCCGGCTTCAACATTCGCTCCCAGATCATCTGGGCCAAGGACCGGTTGATTTTGAGCCGTGGGGATTATCATTGGCAACACGAGCCATGCCTCTATGCCGTGAAGAAAACCGGCAAGGGCCATTGGGCGGGCGACCGAAAGCAGACGACGCTCTGGCAGATCGCGAACAAGGATCAAGATGCCGACACGGTCCACGGGACGCAAAAGCCTGTGGAATGCATGCGCCGGCCGATCTTGAACAATTCAAGCCCGGGTCAGGCGGTTTACGAGCCGTTCATGGGATCGGGCACCACGCTGATTGCGGCCGCGACGACGGGGCGGGTCTGTTACGGCATTGAGCTGAACCCGGCTTACGTCGATGTGGCGGTTGCGCGCTGGCAGAAATTCACAGGCAAGCAGGCCATTCTTGAAGGTGGCGAGCAGAGCTTCGATGCGCTGAAATCTGAGCGTGAGGCCGCATGAAACAGTCCCGGCTCATGTCTCTGGTCGAGGCTATCACCAACGTGATCGTCGGCTACGGCGTTGCGGTTGTCACGCAGATCCTGATCTTTCCGATCTTTGGGCTGCAAACAACGTTGGGACAAAATCTTGTTATGGGCGGGATCTTCACGATCGTCAGCGTGTTCCGATCGTTCTGTCTGCGGCGGCTCTTTGAGGCTCTTAGGGTTGCGGGGCAGCGCCGTTAGTTCAGCCCAAGGCCTTTCAGGCAGCTTGCCGTATCCATCAGCTGATGGGTCGGGATCTCGACCGTAATAGTGAAGCTGTCGGCATAGGTTTTGGCGTAAACGCCACCAACGTCCATCAAGGCGGTTTCAATCTCATCGAGGATGACGGTGATGCGGCTTCGGTCGAAATGATCGGGCAGCTTGCGAATGGCGATGCGGATGGTGCTGGTTTCCATGGCGTTGGCACCGTTCATTCTGCGTATTCGCCTTCGCTGAAGGCGCTGTCGGTGATGCGCTTCAGCAGGTTTGCGTAGTGTTCGAGGGTTCCGGCATGGCCCCAGCTGACCTCGTCGGGGTGGGTGTTGAAATGCTCGTCGCTGAGCGCCTGCAGTCTGGCAAGCATCGCGTCGATCTCGGCTTTCCTGGTCATGAAGGTGTCCAGTGCGGCTTCATGATTCCGGCGCGCCTTCTCGGTGCGCAGTTGGTGGCGGGGCGTGGTTTGCGGGTTCAGGCCGGGCATCTTGGCGTCTCCTTCAGGTGCATCGTTTGTTGTCATCAGCTTCGCTCTGCGGGGGCTGCCTATCCAGTATAATCGATGCAATTTCAGTGCTTTGATCGACGCGAAGGGATTATCTTGTGTCAGCAGCGACCCAACCCATCAGCGTGATCGCTCGGCTTCTGGATCTGTCAGAACGGCGGGTCCAACAACTGAGCCGCGAAGGCGTGATCCCGAAGGCTAAGCGCGGGCAATACGACCTCATCGGGTCCGTGCGTGGCTATGTCCGCTATCTGCGTGATCAGGCCACGAAGGCGCAGGCCGGTGCGCCGGATTACGCGGCCGAGCGGGCGCGCTTTATTCGGGCGCGGGCCGACCTCGCCGAGATGGAGGCGGAGGAGAAGCGGCGCGCGCTGATCGCGGCCGAACAAATCGAGGCTGCCTGGATTGCGGTGCTTGCGCTTCTGAGAACCCGCCTGCTGGCACTGCCTGACCGGCTGGCGCCGCAGGCCTTTGACCAACCCACTGTCGGAGACACCCGGACCCTGATCCGCACTGCGATCTGCGAGGTGCTCGATGATCTCGCGCAGCCAGACATTGAACTTGAAGCCGACATTGACCTTGCAGGGGTCAGCGATCCTGAAACGGACAGTGGCGAAAGCATTGGCGGTTCTGAAGCCGCCGCCGGACTTGACGATCAGCGATTGGGCCGATCAGAACCGACGGCTGAGCTCTGAGGCCAGCGCAGAGCCGGGTCAATGGCGCACGAGCCGCGCCGAATACCAGCGCGGGATCATGGATGCGATCTCAGATCCGGCAGCGGAAAGCGTCGTGATCATGTCGAGCAGCCAAATCGGGAAAAGTGAGTCGATCCTTAATATGGTCGGCTACCACATCGACCACGATCCAGCCCCGATCATGGTGGTGATGCCGACGGAACGGGATGCGGAAACCTGGTCGAAGGACCGCTTCTCGCCGATGGCGCGGGACACGCCCTGCCTGCAGGGCAAGATCGCCGATCCGCGCTCGCGAGACGGCAACAACAAGATCCTGCACAAGCGGTTTCCGGGCGGGCATTTGACTATTGTCGGGGCCAACGCACCCTCGGGGCTTGCGAGCCGCCCGATCCGCTTGCTCTTGTGCGACGAGGTCGATCGCTATCCGTTCAGCGCAGGTGCTGAAGGCGACCCGGTCAACCTCGCGAAGAAGCGGACGGTGACATTTTGGAACCGCAAGATTGTGCTGGTCTCAACGCCGACGAACAAGGGCGCCAGCCGGATTGAGGCGGCGTTTGAGGAAAGCGATCAGCGCCGGTTTTGGGTGCCTTGCCCGACGTGTGGTCACAAACAAATCCTGACCTGGGGGCAGGTAAAATGGGACAAGGATGAAAACGGCGGCCATCGCCCTGAAACTGCGAGTTACCATTGCGCAGACTGCGACGCGCCCTGGAAGGATGAGACCCGCTGGGGTGCCATTTCCAAGGGCCGCTGGATCGCAGAGGCGCCGTTCGACGGAACGGCTGGATTCCATCTGAACGAGATCTATTCGCCCTGGGTGCGGCTAGAGGCCATGGCCAAGGCGTTTCTGTCGGCGCGTGCGGGTGGGGACGAGACCATGAAGACCTTCGTCAACACCTCGCTGGGTGAGACCTGGATGGAAAGCGGCGAGGCGCCGGACTGGCAGCGGCTTCAGGGGCTGAGAGAAGATTGGCGTGCGGGCACGGTTCCGGCGGGCGGGTTGTTTCTGACCGCGGGCGCCGACGTGCAGAAAGACCGGATTGAGGTTGATGTCTGGGCTTGGGGCAGGGGCCTGCAAAGCTGGCTCATCGATCACATCGTGATTGAGGGAGGTCCCGGAGATCAAGCATGCTGGCAGAAGTTGACCGACCTCTTGGGCCGGACTTGGGCTCACGCCAGCGGCACGCCGATGACCATCGCGCGGCTCGCAATCGACACAGGTTACGAGACTGCAGCGGTCTACGCTTGGGCGCGACAGGTCGGATTTGGGCAGGTGGCTCCCGTGAAAGGGCTTGAAGGCTTCAACCGTGCGAGCCCTGTCACGGGTCCGACGTTTGTCGATGCGACGATCGCGGGCAAACGTCTGCGAAGAGGGGCAAGGCTTTGGACGATCGCCACGTCGACCTTCAAGGCCGAGACTTACCGTTTCCTACGGCTTGATCCGCCGGAAACCAGCCCGAGGGATGAGGAAAAGTTCCCTCCCGGCTTTCTCCATCTGCCGGGCTGGGTCGACGCCGAATGGCTAAAGCAGTTAACGGCCGAACAACTGGTCACGGTCAAGAACAAGCGCGGGTTCGCGAAACTCGAATGGCAAAAACTGCGTGAACGCAACGAGGCGCTCGATTGCCGCGTCTATGCCCGCGCGGCCACTTGGATCCTCGGCGCAGACCGCTGGTCGGACGCGCGGTGGGAGGAATTGGCCGCACAGTTTGCTGTCTCTGAAGCCAAGGGCGCCGCCTCTGCCGGGGGCACGCAATCTGTACGCAAGGCACAGGTGCGCCGCGTTGCGCGGTCAACATACATGGGATGAGTGTGGGCATGGCCGATTTGGCGACACTGAAACTCCGCCGGGAGGCTCTGACTTCGCAGCGCGCCTCGGGCGTGGCCCGGGTCAGCTACGATGGAAAGACGGTGGACTATCGCAGCCTTGCCGAGATCGACCGGGCCATCGAAGCGCTGGATCGCGAGATCGCCTTGGCAGAGGGGCGGCAGATCGTGCGCCATGTCCGCGTGACAGCGACCAAAGGCCTCTGAGCGAAATGGGGATGTTTGACCTGTTCCGCCGCCCCAAGCCGGGCGGCCCTGAAGCCATGCGCGCGCGTCTCGAAGGGGCGATGGCCAAGCGCCGGCTGCGCGGTTGGAACCCACCGCTCGAGAACATCAACGCGCTGGTTGCCGATGCCGATTATCGCCCTGATCAACAGTTGGAAGTGGTTTGGCATCAGCTTTGTGATCTTGCTTGCCG